CTTGACAGATACAAGTCTTCCTCTGGCTCGAGTATCTACCTTATCAGTTGTTGACGTAACTGTAAAGGGTCCAAGTGGAGAACTTACAGCCACATCGTCGGGATATGCACTAACTAATAATGTTACTTTAGCATTACCAGTTTGATATTTAAAATCAGGTATAAATCGTCTAACAGCCATAAAAAATTCACCATCTCCCCTATAATCTGCAACACCTGTCTGTTGACCAAGAGCACTACGTCTTGATGTTATGTCCCAATCTCCAGATCTTATAAATGCAGGGATAGCTGTGGTTGCTGTGCTGTTAACTTGATCTGTTCCGACTTCTTGTTCATAATAAATACTAGCTCCATATTTATTTGTAATTCCAAGTATGTCAGGAAACACAGGTGTTAGTGTGTCGTCATAATCTGTAGCATAAGGATTATCAAATACACCTTGATCAGCATAAGTAGTTCTATCTAAAGATGATGTTGTCCAACAGTTTTCAGAATAATTATAAGTTACGCATCTATCTATTTGTTCAGATCCATCTTTTGGATAAAACCAATTTACTTCCGTATATAAATTATTTGCACCTGCAAAGATAACATCTCTTGAACTAAAATTTAATCCAAGATTATCTCCGTCTGTGCTGAATACAAAATCTTCTACAAGTGATGGTAATGATTTAACTGTTCCATCAAACGCAAAAAATCCACCTTGAGACCCCATCCAAAATACAGTACCATTAACAAACGTAGCAGCATGTTGTCCAATACATCCACAGTTAGTGCCAACTTGTCTAACACTAAACGTAAAAGGTGGACCGACAAACTGAATAACATAAGCAGCATTATCAGTTATAACAAAAACATAATCTTTACCTTGAAGCGCTGCTCTAATTTCATTTCCGGTATCTAATCTAAATGTACCTGCAGTGTTGGTAGCTGTTGGTGTGTAAGTATTTAAATCTTCTTGATTAGAGAATCTTACAAACATCGGATCTTGTGTAGAGACATCACCAATAGTTGTTTCAGTTCCAAAATGAAATAAATGTCTGTCTCTGTCTGAGACTAATGTAAATCTAGTGGCTGTAGGATTGTTACCTGTTGCAAAACCTGATGTGGTTAGTGATGCTCTGTTATTTCTTGGATTCGATGCACCTGCATTCCATGTAAATGTTTTACCATTAAATATGGTTGCAACTAATACTTGACCAAAATTATCTAGACTCCAGTTTCCTGGATCAAGAGTCACGTCACTTGTAGCTCTAGCTGTTCCCCATGTAGATGCTCCCCAAGAAGACGTTCCCCAACCATAACCAGTGGTTTGTGTTGTTGGTCCAACTTCAACATATGGATTAACAGTTACAGCCCCTGCTGCAGTCATACCTGTTCCTCCTTCAGCACGTGAAGCTTGAACAGTAAATTTATCGACATCTGGCACAGTTAATATTTCATACGGTTGTTCTAATTCTGCTGCTGTAAAGTCTGATGCTCCCGTAACCGTAACAGATGAAAGAGTCACGTATCGTCCAACAGCTAGACCATGTGAACCTTTATTGATAGTCACTGTTCTAGATCCATTAACAGTTGTTAATGTCCCTCCAGTGATTGCTGTATCTAAAGGAGTAATGTCGTAAAAGTCATTACCATAATATAAAAATAAACCTTGAGAAGTTCCAATTGCTGTATATTTTTCACCTGCAAAACTTGAAAATGCAACTTGTGCCCTTGCAGCTCCAGGTAACGTTTTATTAGCGGCTGTTAATTGTAGCCAACCACCTATTTTTTCAGGTAGTCCATATCTAAATCTGACAAAATCACCATCCGTCCATTGACCTTCGGCTCCTGATTCTGTGTCTTGTTTATTAAATCCTGCCTTGAATTTTAATTTTTGTAGCATATAGTAGCTTATATATTAGTTTTTTAGAGAATGAAAGTATCAAAATGATCAGTTTATTAGACTTAAATAATCAATTTAATGAAACTAAAAATAGTTTAACTATAACATATCCTAGAACAGTAAATATTATTTTTGGTAATTATCCTTATCCAGAAATTATTCACAATTTTATTATGTCAATTAAATCAAATATAGACTCAACAATGAGTGGATACACTAATGTTAAAGGAGGAATGACTCCTTGGGATCATTTTATAAATAATTCAGATTTTAATAAATTTTTAACTTTTTTAATTAATAAACATCAAACCACTCATGGACACATATTTAAACATTTTATACAGAAAAGAAAAATTAAAAATGCTTGGGGAAATGAAATAAAAAAAGGTGACAGTTTAGATTGTCACAAACACTCTTGCATGCATGGTATTTTATATTTAACTAAAGGTTGTGATTTAATATTACCAGATTTAAGTATAAAAATAACTCCAAAACCAGGTGATTATTATATATTTCCAGAAGAAATATTTCATGGTTTTGACAAATATGAAGGTGATGATAATAGGTATAGTCTGATATTTAACATACTAGAAACTAGTGTTTTTGAATACAACAAAAAAGTAGAGGAAAAAATATTAAATGAACGAAAAAACAGTTAACATAAATAATTTTATAGGCGTATATGATAATTACATTACTAAAGAAGAATGTAATAATGCTATCAAATTATATGAAGATCAAGTTAAATTTAATAAAACAATGAACAGAATAACTACAGAAAAATCACGTGTGATTGAAAAACAAGATACACAATATTTTGCAAATGCATCTAGCATATCATTCTGGTATGAACAATTAAAATCAATGATAGTAAATTATGATCTAGCTTGGAATCATTACATCCAAAATACAGGAGCAGATTGGGAAGGAAACAATTTTCATTTTACTACATTAAAAATTCAAAAAACTTTGCCTACCGAAGGTTATCATGTTTGGCATGTAGAACATGGACAGGGCTTTGAAAATATGGCTCGTGCATTTGTTTTTTCTATTTATTTAAATGACATAGAAGAGGGTGGAGAAACAGAATTTTTACATTTTTCAAAAAGAGTAAAACCAAAAGCAGGTAGAATAGTTATTTGGCCAGCAGGTTTTCCTTACTTACATAGAGGAAATCCACCACTATCTGGTGAAAAATATATATTAACTTCTTGGATGTTAGTTAGACCTGTAGTTAGCTGGTAATTAGCTAGAATAAGATGTAGGCCTTGCACCTAATCTTGCGATTTTATCTGCTTCTGTCTCACCGTCGACATTGTCGTTATCCCAATCAGACTGTAGTCTTGCTAAATGAGCTGCGTCCCATTTATTGGTAAAATCTGAAAAGTCACCTAAGTTTGCATCTTCCCAAGTAGAGTGAGGAGTTGTATCTCTGTACTCTACACAATCACTAGGATTAGATGTTCCATACTGAATAGCCCAAATGTTGTTCCACTTAGCTAATCCCCAAAAATCATTATCATCAATTCTGTATGCAGTGCCAGCGGCATCACCACTTTGTTTAATAATTTTTTTGTCTTCGAATATTACTGTCCATGTTGCATTTGTTGCCATAATTTCTCCTACGTCTTAATAATATAAATAACTGTTAAATAAGGTTGAATTACTGAAGTTGAATCACCTGTGAAAGTTGCACTCATGTTGTGAGAGTGTCCTGTTCCAGATCCAGCGTTATCTGTATTTTTAAAATTGTTATGGTTAGCTCCTCGACCAGCTACTGGTGCATACGGCAAGTTAGTTTGAGTACCAGGTGTTTGTAAATTAGGTTGTTTGTGATCGTGAGAAGCTAATTGTGCTTCTGTTAAAGTTGCATTAGCTGTTGAACCTCCAACGTTTCCAGTTGATTGCACAGTGTTTGCTCCACCAGTTGATGCTAAAGCTTTAGTTCCAGATTTACCCATTGCAACGTTATCTTGTAAATCAGGTAAATTAAAAGTTGATGCACCATCTCCAGCTCCATAAGTTGTACCTACGATTGCAAACAATGCAGAGTAAGTTGATCTTGATACTGCTGCACCATTACACTCTAAGAAACCTGATGGCACTGAAGAAGAAGACCACGGCACAATAGTAGCCGTAGGAATTCCTTCGATACCTGTAAGGTTTGCTCCGTCGAAATCGTATTTTGTTGCTTCGTAATTTGACATATTCTATTTCTCCCTGTAGCTCCAGCCT